CGTCGTCGGGGCGGCCGCCGCCTGCCGTTGCTGGCAGGGCAGACAGCCCGCCTCCGCGGTCAGAGTGGTCAACGCGCGCAGGTTCAGGGAGCGACGAGCCATGCGCTGATGGTAGGGCGCGGATCGTACCCGGTCACCCAGTCGGGTCAAGACTGTTCACCATGACCTTCACACCGACGCCCAAGGCCGAGCTGCCGTCGATCCCCGACCTGCACGAATTCGGTGCGGACTTCAACCAGTGGATGGTGAGCTACCTGCACTGGCAACAGGAGACCAACGCCGGGGTGATGGCCTCGATCGCCGACCTCTACGCCAGGGCCGGTGGGCTCATCACGGACGGCTCGTGGCTCTGGGCGGACGATGCGGCGACCATCGGCACGTTCCACGTAGCCTTCGGGGCCGGTATCAACGAGCGGATCGTCTCGGTGTCCCGGCACGACTCGGCGTCCAACCCGGTCACGCTCGGCGGGTTCGGACCGGGGAGGTACATGATCCTGATGGACGACCCCGCCTACCCGCCGGTGACCGCGTTCCGGCAGTACGTCTGCACCTCACCACTGGCCGACCACGGCGACTGGTGGCAGTTCAACGCGGTCCGGGTGGCGACGTTCGGGGTGCAGGACATCCCGGCCGACGGCACGCTCATCAAGCTCCTGTTCGGCTGACGTAGGTCGGCCGGTTCTCCGGGTCGGAGACGATCTCCAGCGCGATCCGCGCAATCGCCTGGCCTACCTCGGAGTCGGCCAGGACGGTAATGGTGAACGCGCCGATGGTCACGCTGATGTGGGTCGGTTCCTCTGACTGGCTGCTACTGAGCTGGCTCATCCACGGTCCACATTCCTGGCACGTCGCCTGGCCGCTTGCGTTCAACCCAGTAGAGGGAGTGATCGTAACCGGCCACCATCGCCGCCCGAAGCATCTTGTCAGCGAAGTCGGTCGCTCCGAACCTGGTCCAGTGCGTGGTGCAGACGTACCGGTAGCCAGGCTGATCGGTCCGGCCGTGCACCACGACCCAGCTCATCCCAGGGCTCCGACATCGTCCAGACCCCATCGGGTCCCGACGGTCACCCCGACGGTCAGGGGCACGTCCAGGTCGCAGTCCAGGCGCCGTAGGTGGCGGCCGATGGTGGTCATCCGATCCTGGCAATCCAACGCGACCCGCTTCCAGTCCTCGGCCGGTGCCTCCACCACGATGTCGTCGTGCACGGTGGCCACGATCGAGGCTCCGGGTACCGGATCGACCCCGGGCAGTCGTCCCTCGATCGAGGCCGCCGCCATCTGCATCAGGTCCGAGGCGAAGCCCTGCACCGGGGAGTTGATCGCCTGCCGTTCGGCGGCGGAGGACAGGTAGTCGTTCCCGTCCCAGATGTCCGGCAGCCGCCGGACCCGGCCGATCGGAGAAGTCACCTGACCGGTCTGCCGGACCCGGGTGATCGACTGGGCGTGCCAGTCCGCGATCCCGACCCAGGTGTCGAAGAACGCGGCCCGGACAGCGATCGCCTCCTCCTCGGTGAAGACGACGCCGTAGACGGTCTCGGCGTAGGTCTGGAATCCGGCGGCCGACATCGCGTACAGCAGACCGAAGTTCGCGGACTTGCCGCCGTGCCGCTCCGAGGGCAGGACGTCGGCCGGGTCCTTGCCGGTGATCCGCGCCGCCAGTAACCGGTGCAGGTCGTCCCCGCGGCGCAGGGCCTCAAGCATCGGTTCGCACCGCGAGATGAAGGCGGCTACCCGTAGCTCCACCTGGGAGTAGTCCAGGTCGATGAAGACGTGACCCGGCCGTGGGATGAAGGCCGGTTTGAGACTGGACGTGACCTGTTGCATGTTCGGATCGGACGACGACAGGCGGCCGGTGACGACCCGGCCGTAGTTGTAGGTCGAGTGGATAACGCCGGTCGGATCGACGTGTACCAACCAGGAGGTCAGGAACTCCGACTTCTTGGTGTGGTTGCGTAGCTCCAACAGCTCGGCGGCCACCTCGGAGCCGAGCCTGGCCTGCCGGATGAGTACACCCTTGGACCACCGGGGATTCCCGTTCGGGGTCATCTCGGCCACGATGAGCTGCCCGTCCTCGATCGCCTTGGTGGTCCAGTCCCGGAACCACAACGAGGTCGGGGCGAACGACGCCTCGCGCTCATCGAACCCGTAACGGTTGGCGAGCTTGGCGGACAGGACCTCGGCCTCGATCTGGTGCTGCCCGAGCTGGTCGACCACCCAGTCCCGGTCGAGCACCATGCCGCGCTGCTCGATCGCCGTCAGGGTCGACATCGTGGGCATGGCGCACCAGACCGCCAGCCGACCCAGCCGGGCGTCCTCGACCTCATCGTCCGAGGCGGGCTGGTCACCCTCGCCGGACAGGAACATCCGCTCCCGGTGCACCGACGCCAGTCGCCATGTCCAGAAGGTGTCCCGGGCGGCGTAGAGCCCGAGGTCGACGATCGGCACCCGCTCGGCCGCCCCTGGTGTGGACAGGTCGAAGTCGTCCCACCGTGGCACGTCGAAGGTGGCCGGGGCACGCTCCTTGAGCTTGGTCGAGGCGTTCTCGTCGAGTAGGTGGGAGCTGATCATGGTGTCCCAGATGAGCAGGTGGGACAGGTCCACCCCGGTATGGGCGTAGAGCCACCGGAAGTCGAACTTCAGGTTCTGATTGAGGATCGGCCGCCCGGCGGCCTTGAGCCAGCCCGCAATCCGGGTGATGATCTCCCGCCACCGTCCCAGCCACACGCTGTTCGGATGGGACAGGGGGACGACCCAGGTGGTCGGCATCGTCACCCCGGCCGTCGGCAGGGTCAACGACGCGAGCACGATCCGAGCCGGGTAGCCGCCGTTCTGTGGCCCGCCGGACCAGGCGTACTCGGCCAGGCCGGTGGTCTCGCAATCAATTACCACCTCATCCGCATCCACGATCGCGGCCCCGAGGTGACGCAGGTCGGTATCGGTCAGACCCCAGGTCACATACGCCGGGTCAAAGTCGAGCGTCGTCATCGTCACCCGTCGTAGTGTAGTACGTACGTGCTGGTCACTGATCGGTGGGGCGGTTCATGGTCGTGCCCACCGATCGACTGCGGAGGTATGAGCCGACCGCCCAGAGAGGAGTGGGCGGTCGGCAGCTTGTGGGGTGGCCCGAGGGCCAGGGCGAAGACGATGAGGGCGCCCTGAATGGGCGGACGCTTTCGACGCTCCTCCGTGAGTACTACAGAATCATCCATGCTCCATCTTGAACCCGATCAGCCCTCGCCGCGGTCCAGCCGCTCGCGCAGCCCACGCTTGATGTGTTCCACCTCGGCCGCGGCCCGGTCCGCGTTGGTGATCGGGATCGGACCGGTCGGGTGGTTGGTCGGGCAGTTCGGGTTGCTGCACGCAGCGATCTCCTCGGCCTGACCGAACGGCCCGACCATGACGGTGAACAACCGTGCGCCGCAACGGTCGCACGCCGCATGTCGCCCGGTCATGCCCTGACCTCCTGCCGGTAGCGGGACACCGTCCGATCCGATACCCCGAGCAGGACGGCGATCTGAGCGGCCGACTTGTCGGCCAGTCGGCGCGTGGCCTCGATCCGGTCATCTATCACCGAGGGGACCGGGTGCCCGGCCAGTAGCCGGGCCACCACGACCGCATCGGGTGAGCGGTCCGGGAGCGGGCCGACCGGTGATCGGTATCGGCTCCGGGCGTGGCAGTCGGCACACTGCCGCTCCCCGCGGATGATCGACCCCCGCTCGGCGGTGGTCGAGACACCGACGTGTCGCCGGTCCCCGCAAGTCCGGCAGACACGCAGAACCCTACTGATCATCGTGGGCGTCCTCGGTCGGTACCGGCTGGGTCGAGAGGACCCCGACCATCTGACCGATGTCGTCCAGGGCGAAGGCGTAGAGCTTGGCCAGCGCGATGCCCGCCCCCGGACTGTCGTTCACGGCGTTCGCCTCGGTACGGACCCGGATGATCCGGTCTCCGATCTCGTTGATCACCTCGGCGTGCCGGGCAGAACGAGGCACCAGATCGTTGCCCGCGTCCTGGGGCACCGGGACCTTGGCGATCGCCCCGACCGCCCACCCCAGAGCGAACATGTCTTCGGGGGTGAGCTGGCCCTGGTGACCGTGGGCGAACTGCTGGACGCGGCGGGCGAGGTCGTCGTGGCTCATACCGACTGCTTGATGAGGTCGTCCACGAGGTCCTCGATCTCGCACAGGGAGTTGGACCCGTTGAACAGGTCCTCGGCGTCTGAGTAATCGAGGCCGAGGAGATGGGTTGCCGCACCCTCCACCGTGTGTCGCTGCCCCAGTCGTCCGAAGGACGGGATGTCCCCGGGAGGGGGCACGGCCAGTGCCATGCCGCCCCTCTCGACGGCGATCTCCCACCCGGCCAGGTGCACCGCCCACCCGGCAAAACAGGCTGCCGTGCCACAGACCCCAGGAGTCACGACGAGCCGTGGTCCCTTCCCTTCGGAGGCCGCCTTGAACTCCGGGGATTCGATCACCTCGTTCGACAGGGTGATCCAGCTGCCCTGGACGTGGAACTGATGTTCGGACCTGATGACGTCCAGGGTCTTTCGCAGTAGGGGCTCGTTGATCATCCGTTCTCCTCCTCGATCGGTCATCGGTACGGGTTCTCCGTCTCGTATCGCTCCTGCTCCAGCCAGTGCTCCCGACTGATCCGCACCCAGGTCCAGACCACCCAGCCGATGGCCAGCAGGCCGATCCCGGCCAGCACGGAGCGGATCACGGCGCACCTGCGCTCGGTTCTTCCAGCCGCAGCAGACGGTCCGGGGTGCCGACCCGCTCCCGCCACGACAGCGCGGACAGATCGACCTTGGTGCAGCGCAGCTCCAGGGTCACCACCACGCCGACGGTGTCCGGGTCGACCTCCGCCCGGACGTTGTAGGTGGCCCACGGGAAGGGCTCGCCGTCGATGGCCATCACGCCGTCGGCGGTGAGCACGATCAGCTCCGGGTTCTTCACCGGCTCTGATCCTCTTCGTAGCCTTCGGTACTGGCGTCGCGCGGGATGGACGGCGGATGGCAGCCGGTCAGCGAATGCTGGCTGCCGTCGCCGATGATCACGTCGGGACCAACCGACAGGGTGACCCGGCCGCACTTACACACCTGACCAGCTGCGAACGCCTCCCGTGCCACCGCCCGCTGCGCGGCGGGGTCGGTCGGGCCGAACACCTTGTCGGTCACCGGCAGGTCCCGCCGCAGATTGAACCGGTCGACCAGGTACCGCAGTACCCGCTGCTGCGCCGCCGGGTCACCGGCCAGCGACTGCAGCCCGCGGACACACTGCTCGAGCACGCCCAGCTCCGTCGTCGCGTCCACCCTCATCCGGCGTCCCGCCCCTCGATGGCCGCACGCACCGCGGCGTCCTTCGCTTCGAGCAGCTTGCGCAGGGCCGTCGAGCGCTCGGCACCTGCGGGCAGATTTCGCTCGACCCAGTGCGCGAGCTGCCAGAACTTCTCCGAGACCAGGGTGTGCTCATCCGGCAGATGCCCGTAGTCGAACCACCGCAGGATCGGGGTCGGCCGGTCCTTGCTCCCCTGAGAATCGGTCACTGCCCACCGTCCAGGAACCGGTGAGTCAGGGTATGGAGCAGGTCGGCCGAGAGGCCGTCGGCCGTGTCCCGGGGCCAGATGTCCACGATCTGAGCCCGATAGCCCTTGGCGATCTCCACGAACATCCGCAGCGTGTCGGCCATCAGCGGCATCGAGGCCGTCAGCTTTTCCATCGCCACATCGGCCGCCGCCGCGGCGGGCTCCTCCGGGTTGGTGATCAACTCGAACTCGTTCACGTCAGGCATTGCGCTCCTTGTTGAGAATCTTGTTGATGGCTTCGGCCACCGACGTGGGGTCCAGCTCGACCATGCCCCGCGACTCGATCATCACGGGCGTGCCCTTCTCCAGACAGGCGGCGACCCGGTGGATCGCCTCCGCGACCGCGAGGTTGGACAGGGCGATCAACACCGGCCCCAGGCCCTCGGTGTCCCGGTCCTGCTTGTAGTCGAAAACCGACTGCAATGCCTCGTCGTACTGCCCTCGCGTCTGGAAGTTGTCGGTCATCGCATCTCTCACTTCCGGGGGCGGGTAGCCGTCGGGATACTGGCGGGCGAATGGACCGGTCACCGGTCCAGGTCCTCAGGCATGACCACGACACAGGACATCGGCATGGGCGGGTCGTCGTCGTCGTCGGTGTCGCTGGTGACCAGCAGCACCACCACTCCGACGACGATCACGGTCAGCACCACTGCCGCCCCCAGCAGCCACTCGCTCATATCCCGGCTTCGACGATCTCGATCGCCGCCTCCACCGGTGTGAGCCCGTCGTCGTACCAGACCCGGTAGTCGCCGTCCGGGAAGTCGAGTGCGCGCAGTGCGGTGCGTTCGTGGACCGCCATGTTCACCTCGTCCATCCACTTCTCGAAGGTCAGGGGCTGGCTCATCGCGCCCGCTGGGGATCGGGGACCAGCCGCCGTAGTTCGTCGATGGCATCCCGCATCACGGGGTCCACCTTGAACCTGTCGGGCATCCCGTTCCACGCCACCAGCACGAGGCGGATGGCGGACTCCAGCTCACCCTTGGCAGACAGGGCCTGGTGGTATCGCCGATCGAGCGCGTCGATCTGCCTTTCCAGGTAATCGAGGTCGGAAAGCTCGTCACTCAGCACAGTCGTCCTCCTCGTCCTTCGAGACCACGGTGGACAGGCTCACGGTCAGGGTCATGCTGTCCGCCGTGGTCCAACTGACCGAGGCGTTGCGGTAGTTGTCCTGGGGTAGCAGGTCAACCAGGTCGGTGAGCTTGTCGACCACGGCGGGAAGCTGGGCGCGAGTGACGCCATCCGGTGTGCGGGTCACCTTGTCCTCAGCTTCCCGGAGTCGATGTCGGACTTGAGGGCCAGCATCATCGGGTCGGTCTCGTCCTCGAAGAAGGCCAGCGCCACCAGCGCGTCCATCTGCCCCAGGAGCATGGCGGCGATCGGGTCGGGGACCCGCATCTCGGGGGTCAACCCGTCGAACAGCCCGACGAACCGGCCACCCCGAAGCTCCTGAGCCCCGCGCCCGTCCTGCATGTCGTGGGGCGGTAGCCACTCCACCCTGCCGTGTCCGAGGCGCCTGTACGGCAGGCTGACCATGTGATCGGCCACGCCGTTGCCGGTGTGGAACACCACGATCGCCTCGACCACGAAACCCCGTTCCAGGCCGCGATGGTGCTCGACCAGGTGCGCCATGTCGCCGTGCTGCCACTCCTTCCCGGTGACCGGGTTCAGCCTGGTTTCGCCACTGGCCATGTAGGTGTCGTTGACCAGGAGCAGCTCGTCGGCGCCGAAGGAGGCCGCCGCGACCCGGGCGATCTTGGCGACATTGCCGCCGTCACCGCTGCCCGGGAGTACCTGGGCGACCATTCGTTCGTCGCGGATCACCATGACCATCGGGGCGAAGTCCTTGCCCTGGGCGACCTGAGCCGCCAATGTGGCCTTGGCCGCCTCGACGTGACCCCGGAAAGTCTTATCGTCCATTGTTCATTTCCTCTCTTGTCGCGTGCAGGTCACTCCGCCCGAACCTCCTGGGCGACCTTGGTCAACGCGACCAGCAGGTCAGTCTCGGCCGCGTAGCTGGCCCCGCCGACCATGTCGTTGTAGGGGTTGTCGGGCTCCTCGCTGCCGAACTCCAGACCGATGGTCCAGCCCGCACTGGCGATCGACCGATTGCCCTGCCCGTCCTGCACCGGCCGTTCGATCGACCGATGGATGCCCAGGCTGCCGCCCTCCTGTTCCAGGAATCGGAGCAACTTGATCAGGACCTCTCCACTGAGCGACGAGACCATCACGTCACGTCCCGGTCCGGGGTGAAACCCCAGTAGTAACGCGGTGTATGAGCGAATTCGAGGGTGCCCACCACACCATCGCTCTTGCGCCGGACCACCACGAACGGGGCCAGGAACCCGGTCACGTCGAAGTCCCGGCGCATCTCGGCGGTGTCCCAGACCTGCTGGCCCTGCTCGATCGCCATCCGCAGTAGGTGCGGCATCCCCGGGAGCATCGCCTTGCGGGTAGCCGCCGTGGGATCGGACGTCATCATCGGATCAGCGCCAATCGATCCTTGAAGACGTTCACGAACTGCTCGATCGAGCAGATCGGGCCGTCGGGCAGGGCGTCGATAAAGTCGGAGCCGATCTGTACCTCCTCGTCGGTCAGGTCCCGCTCCGGGCCGATCAGCTCCTGACCGAGCCGGTCGAGGGTCACCGCCAGCACCTTCGAGGTCAGCCACACAGTCTGGGCCGTGGTGAGCTCGAACTCGTCGATGAGCACGCCAGCAGCCTTGGTCAGGATCAGGATGTCCTGAGCCCGACGGAGCGTCGCGGCGGCCGGGGACGGGTCAGTCGTCGTCGTCATCGTCGTCCTCCGCGAACATGGATTCCCAGCAAGCCGAGTGCATGCCGGTGATCAACAGCTCCAGGTCGGACCGACTCCAGGTCGGAAAGATCAACCGCAGTGCCGCGTGCGGCCGGTTCATCTGCTCGTACTGCTCGGCGGTCATCGTGACCACGGCGGCGTTGCCGCACCGGATGCACTTCGCACAGGTGACCTGAACGAGGGTGGGCTCAGTCATCGCTGCCCTCGTCGTCCTCATCGTCCTCATCGTCGTCGTCTGGGTCACTGTCCAGCTCCACGTCGAGGATGTCGCCGCCCCTGACCAGTGTGTCGGCCATCAACTGCAGGTCGTCCAGGGTGTTCTCACCGCGGAACAGACGGTCGGCCTGCGGCCCGGTCAACTGCAACCGCTGGCGGGCATAGTCGGACACATACATCTGATGCGCCGGGTTGAGACACGACTTGCTGGTGCAGTTGCACTTGCTCGGATCGGCCACCATGTCCTGGCTGCCAAGCCCCCAGCGCGTCCCGTCGATCGCCACCACCCAACCGGCCACGCAGAACGAGGTCCGGCACATCGGGTTGAGCGGGTCCTCCCGGAACTCCTCGTACTTCTCCTCCGGCTGACCATTGCGTCGCCAGGAGTCCTGGTCCCAGCGACGAAGGTTCTCCTCGACCAGGGCCACGATCTCGATCGCCAGCTCCGGGCCTTGCAGGGCGCGGACCCGTTGGTAGTAGTCGAGGCGGGCCTGAGCCTCCGCAGTACTCATCGGACCACCATCATCGGTGAGATGGTGCCGAGTGCGGTGACGAGAGCCTGCCTGGCATCGTCCTTGGCCTGCCCGGTGAGGGTCCGCAGGGCCTCGACCACCTGCTCCCGCAGGACATGATCGGACTGCACGAAATAGGTCAGCCCGACCCAGAGCCGAGCCATTTCGATCCGATCAAGCGGTATCTCGTCACCGAGCCGGACCAGGTTGTAGAAATCGTCCCGGCCACCGGCCTCGATGTACTGCACAATTACTTCCTCACTCAGTCGCATGGACATTCTCCTCTCAATTACGCGACGTGAAATTGCCGATCACAGGTAGGGCAGTAGTGCCTCCTCTCGTGGGCGTAGACCAGGGAGCAGGGATGGCCCCGGGGACACTGTTGGGGGCAGAGCACCCGGATGCGGTCGGGTCGATACCAGTTCACGGGACCACACTGGGCACGTAACGCGCGCCGTGCAGCGCCTGGGCCTGTTCGTTGCGCCAGGCGGTCGCCTCCTCGATCGTGGCGAAGCACCGATCCCGCAGGATGCCCCGGCTCCTGACCCGGGCTCGCCAGGTCCCGTTCCGCTCCTGACTGATTCCGCGGACCCCGGACTGGGCGCGCACCGGGTACGGGACGGCCAGGTAGGACAACAGGACACTTGCGCAGTGGTAGCAATGTGGCTGCCCGGTCCCGACGTTCCGGCCGTGCGGGCACGAACAGGTCATCCAGGTCATCGACCAACGACCGCCGTGCCACCGGACATCCTCCTGGACCCGGTAGCGATCGCCACCTGGCCGAAGGGACTCGACCCACCAGACGTGCTTGTCGGAGTCGTCCCGGGCCAGTAACCGGCGGCGAACCACCTCACGGGCCTTGCGAATGGTCTCGTCGGAGAACTCCGGGAAGGTCATCAGTCCCCACCCTCCCTGCCCCACATCGTGCCCGTCATCGGTCCTGTCCAGTGTACTACAGACAACCGACATACCAAACCGGGGTGGCGCCCACCTAAGACGTACGATGGTAATACAGATAGCCCGCGACGACCGGCCACCCCGCCGGGAGGGAGTTCGGAGAGAGATGACCATGACCAGGACACGACAGCGTCGACCACGTCGACCTGTCGGCACCAAGGAGGACCCGGTGCGATCGGTGCGGATCAGTGACGATCTGTGGATACCGGCGCGACGGCGAGCCGAACGGGAGGGCGTGACGATGTCCCACGTCCTCGTGTCGATCGTCGAGGGCTACGCGAACAAGGCTCTGGACCTGCCCCGGGTGCAGGTCCACTACGGGCCGGTGGAGACGCCGCCGAAGGTGGTGGAGGCAGACGAGGTGGTTCAGCCGTAGATTCTCGACATCGCACTCACAGGAAAAAGGCCCCGGGGTCGCCACCCCGGGGTCTTCTGTTTCAAGGAGAAATTGTGTCCACCTACCAGCCTAATGCAGACGTGGCAGTCGCGGCATTCCAGCGTGGCTACGTCCCGGTCCCGATCATGGCGGGCAGCAAGCGACCCTACGGAACGGACTGGCAGCACACTCACTGGCAATCCAGTGACGAGGTCGAGGCGGCCTTCGAGCAGTGGCACGACGACGGTATCCCCGGCGTCGGCCTGCTCCTCGGCGAACCGTCCGGTGGCCTGGTCGACATCGACCTCGACCACCCGCTGGCATTGCGGCTGCGCCAGGCCCTGCTGCCCAAGACCGAGATGATGCACGACCGGGTGGGGCGGCCGATGAGCCACCACTGGTTCCGGGTCACCGAGAGCCTGCCGTCGACCCGGGCCTACAAGATGCCGGACGGCGCCACGATCATCGAGGTCCGCTCGACCGGTGCCCAGACGGTCATCCCACCGACCGTGCACCCCACCGGGGAGCAGTACCGGTGGGTGGGCGAGCCCTGGGGCGGCAACGGCCCGGCCACGATCGACGGCCTGGTGCTGGGGTCCCGGGTCGCCATGATTGCCCTGGCCGCCATCCTGATCGAGGGCTGGCCCGAGCAGGGCGGCCGACACGAGGCGTACCTCGCCCTGGCCGGGGCGACGCTGCGCCTGCGCGACGGCATCCACCCGTGGTGGGCGGACGTGACCCCGCAACTGATCCAGCTCATTGCGTATGAGACCCACGACGAGGACGGCGCGCGGGCTCGGGTCAAGGAGGTCATGGAGTCGACCCTGTCCCGGCTGCGGGACGGACGACCGGCGACCGGCTGGACCCGCCTCGGGGAACTGATCGGCGCCGAGTTCATGGACCGGGCACGCCGCCTCGTCCGCGACATCGAGGCGATGGTCGGCACCGAATCCGATCGCCGGGGACCGAGCCACGAAGACGGCGATGGCACCGCGAGCGAGGGCGTCCCACCGAGCCGGTCGAACGTGGACACCTCCAAGGTGAGCTGGCAGCGCGTCGACCTCGGCCCGTACCTACGCGGTGAGATCGTCCTGCCCGACCCCGGGGTGCTGGTCCGGGTGGACGGGCAGGGCCTGATGTACCCCGGTCGGGTCAACTCCCTGTTCGGCCGGTCGGAGGCGGCCAAGAGCTGGCTCGCCCTGCTGGCGTGCAGGCAGGAGATCGGGCGCAACGGCCGGGCGATCTACCTCGACTTCGAGGATCACCCGGTGCTGATGACCGACCGGATCAAACGACTCGGTTTCGACACCAGGGACGCTGAGGACCACTTCGCCTACGTCAACCCCGGGCATCCGATCGCGCCCCTGCAGTACTCCCGCTGGGGCCAGCACGAGCCCAATGACGTCGGCAAGCTCAACGACCAAGTGTTTCGTGAGCTGCTCGACCCGAAGGGGTTCAACCCGACCCTGATCGTGGTCGACGGGATGACGAGCCTCTACGCCACCCACGGCCTGTCGACCAACGACGCCGTGGGCACCGAGCTGATTTCCTCCTGGCTCAAGTGGCTGACCCTGAGCGGGACCGCCCCCGAGGGTCGGACCGTCGTCCTGATCGACCACATGGGCAAGGGCGAGGGGGACGGCCCGATCGGTGCCCACCACAAGATCGCGATGGTTCAGGGCACCGCGATCCGGGTCGTGGTGATCGACCGGCCCGCCAAGGGCCGGGTCGGGATCATGTCGCTGATCGTCGCCAAGGACCGGCCGGGGGCGATCCGGGCGTTGAGCGACGGCAAGGGCAAGGACCAGAAGATCGGCAAGGCGATCCTGGACTCCACCGACCCCGACCGGTCGACCCTGACGATCGAGACCCCGGACCCCAACGAGATGGACACCCCGGAGGTCACCGACAACGCCCTCACGAGGGCGGCCAAACGCTCCCCGCAGTCGTTGCTCCAGGACGCCATGCTGGCCCGGTTCGAGCCACCGGACGTGGTCATCCGATCGGCCGACCTGCCGGTGATGCTCGACGCCTCCAAGGCCATGTGCCGGACCGCCCGGGAGGCTCTGGTTGCGGGTGGATTCCTGGAACGGGTACCCGGTCACTACGACAACGACCTGCATTTGCGTCGACCGACGCCCCCGTCCGTGTGATGTCCGTTTTGGCCTTATCTGTCTGTTCCTAATGTGCTTGTGTGCTGGTGTGTGTGTCCTTATCTCTTAGATAAGGACACACCACACACACACACACACACAGACACTTAACCCATGTTTGGCCACCAAATTAAACCCTGTTTTGCCTGATAAACGCACATGGTAGTATACCAACGTCCTACAAACGCTGCTGGGAGTGGCTGGTGACCCTGTTCAAACCGGGCGGACCGGTACGATTCGCCCACCAACGACGGGGACTGGCCAAGCTGATCGACACCCGGGGCGTCGCCGCCCTGCTGTTCGATCCGGGGCTGGGCAAGACCGCGGTGGTACTCGACTACTCGTGCCTCCTGGCGCTCAAAGCACCGTCGGGGGAGGCACGGGTACTCGTGGTCTGTCCGCTGGCGGCGGTGGACACCTGGGTGCTACAGGCCGGAACCTTCGTCAGCCCACAGGTCAACTACTGGGCCGAGGCCCTCGGCGGCAACCTGAAACAGCGGGCCGAGGCACTGACCGCCCGGGGTGGTGGGCCGGTGACCCCCGCCCCACCCCGATCGTCGCGTACGGGGCGACCTGGCCGGGTCAACGGCCGGGTTTTGCACCATCGCCGCTCGATCGCCTGGGACGCCCGGACCGACGGCAACGACGATCCGACGGAGATCGACCAGATCGGCGGTCCCCGGGTCGTCCTCGTCGTGCTCAACATCGACAGCTTCGCCAGTCGTGCCCGGGTATCCCGTTCGGTCACGATGGCCGACCGGATGGTCGACGCGGTCAAGGCGTTCTCCCCCGACCTCGTGGTGATCGACGAGAGCCACCGGATCAAGTCCCCCACCGGCAACGCCAGCCGAGCCCTCGCCCGAGTCACCCGGATCGCCCCCCGGCGGGTGCTCCTGACCGGCACGGTGATGCCACACGGTCCCCTGGACGTGTTCGCCCAGTGGCGCTTCCTGGACCCCACGGCGTTCGGCGATCTGCAACCGGACGGCTCCCGGAGACCGGCCACCTACGGGGCCTTCAAGAACCGCTACGCGATCATGGGCGGCTACATGGGCTGGCAGGTGACCGGCTACCGCGACCTCGATCACATGCAGGCGGTGATGGGTCAACGGGCGGTGGTGGCCCGCAAGGCCGACTCCCTCGACCTGCCGCCGACCACCGACGCCATCGTGCCGGTCTCGCTGACCCCGGACGAGCAGCTGGCGTACCAGGACATGAAGCGAACCCTGGTCACCCGGTTCGCGGACGGCTCCCTGACCAGTGCCCCGAACCTGCTGGCTCAGATGATGCGCCTGCGGCAGATCACCGCCGGGCACCTACCGGACGACAACGGCACCGTCCGGGTGATCGGGAACAGCAAGGCCGCGACGATCACCAGCCTCGTGCACGACACCCTCGTGGGGGAGAACCGCATCGTCATCTTCGCGGTCTTCACCGCCGAGATCGCCCAACTCCGGGACTCCCTGGCCGAGCCGGGGACGGTGGTCGAGGTCATCGACGGGAGTACCTCGAACAAGGACCGGCTGGCGATCCGGGCCAGGTTCGGAGACCTGTCCGGCCACCCGGAGCGGATCGTCCTGCTCGCCCAGATCAGGACGATGAGCCTGGCGGTCAACGAGCTGGTCACCGCGTCACATGCAATATTCGCCAGCCTGTCGCAGCGGCGTGACGACTTCGAGCAGGCCAAGGCCCGACTCGACCGTCAGGGTCAGACCAAGCCGGTGACGTTCTGGCTCGCCCAAGTACCGGGCACGGTGGACGAGGTGATCTACCGGAGCCATCGGCAGCGGACCGATCTGGAATCCGCAATGCTCGCCCACCTTCGCTCAGATACCGTCTGACCAGGCGCGATGGGCTAACAGGTAAGCGTACGAAGGTCGACGGCGTGCGTTACGATAGTACAATTGTAGTACCCACCGAGAGGAGAACTGTGACCGACAGTGACGAGGGCCTGTGGGCGTCCTACTCCCAGCTCACCACCCATCGCCTGTGCCGCCAGCGGTGGAACTACGCCCACCGACGCCGGTTGGAGCACTGGGACCCGGCCGATCCCCCATTGCACCGCGACTTCGGGTCCTGGTGGCACGCGCTACGCGCGGCCGACGCGATCGAGCGGGGTCGGGCACTGGGCACCCTGTGCTTCGCCCCGGAGACCCTGAGCACGGTGGACGAGGCGATGGTCCTGCCCGGCACGACCAGTCCACACGACGTGGTCGTGGCCGCGAACATGTGGTGGGCCTCGCGGCCGCAGGACATCCAGGACATGTGGGTGGACGCCCTGGGTGAGCCCCTCCCGGAGCGGCTGACCAACCTCTACGCCCGGTGGGTCGAGGAGTACGCCGACGACCGCGCCCACGAGGAGCCGCTGGCCGTCGAGGTCCGCTGGCAGCGGGACCTGCCGCCGGTCACCCGGCCGGACGGGATTCGGACCGGCTACGGAACTCTGGTCGGCTACGTGGACGAGCTGTACCGGGACCGCAAGCGGGGCCTGATCGTGGTTCGGGACCACAAGTCGAGCAAGGCGCTGGCCCCGACCACGGCGGCCGACGACATGATGGACAGCCAGCTTCAGCTCTACGCCTGGGGGATGGGTCCGCAGGTGGCCGAGTGGGGCCTCGGCCCGATCCGGGCGGTGGCCTACGACCGAGCCCGGTCGGTCGCCCCGCAGCCGCCCAGGCTGACCCAGTCCGGTCGGCTCGCGGTGCGGGACGGGCAGCCCTCGGTCAACGGCACGAACCTGCAGACATACCTGCAGTGGGCCGCCGGGCCGGACGGGGAGGGGGTCTACTTCCCCGGGGCCAAGAAGGACGGGTCGGCCGGTGGCTACTACACCGCCGAGCCGAACATCGTGGAGAAGCTGAGCAGCCCGGCAGCCCGTTCGATCTGGTTTCAGCGGACCCTCGTCCCGCTGAACGTCAACCTGATCAAGGCCCACCTGGTGGCCGCGGTGGACTCGATGCTCGACATCCACGAGACGGTCGCCCGGGTGGAGCGGACCGGGGCCGCAAGTCGCAGCCTGACCTCGGCCTGCCGGTTCTGCGACTTCGTCAAGCTCTGCCGGGACGAGATGGTCGGCGGGACGGACGGGGCCTACGACCTGGGCGACTATCTACTGCGCGAACGGCCCCGGAACGGGGTCGAGGGGCGTCACCCGTTGGTTGTCCCTGTCACCCGTTAGTGGTACCCTTGTAGTACGTAACGACAATCCTCAGGAGAGCTATGACGGCACCGCTACTTGCGGCCGGGTCCCGACCGGACCCCCGGACCGTGGCCTGTCCGGCCTGTAACGCCCGACCCAGTCAACCCTGTACCGCCCCGACCGTGTCCGGTCGTCGGCCGGTGTCCTGGGTGCACAGTGCCCGTCAGGACCGGGCGGAGGACTGGTGACCGCGACCGACGATTACCCGCCAATCGAACTGCGACTCGTTGCCGAGCCCGGTTGGCGTGTGCGCTTTGCCGATGGTGGAGAAGTGCCACTGGTTGGCTGGCTCCGGGCCTATCGTGCCGCGACCGATGGGCGGGAGGGTGGTCACGAATGGCGACCCGCCTGGTGGGAACCCGAGACACAGTGCCTGATGGCCGGACTCATGCACCAAGATGACCAACTGCTCGGACCCGGTGACTCATGACCGCGACCATCCCGAACGTGGTCGGGGTCATCACCCCGGAACAACGGACCCCCGACTGGTTCCGGGTGCTGATCCACGGCCCGCAGGGGTCGGGCAAGACCACCCTCGCGTCGACCATCGCCGGACTGGGGCCGACCCTGTACCTCGACCTGGTCGGTGAGAAGGGCACCCGGAGCTACCAGGGCACGCCGTGGGAGCACAACATCACTCCCGCCCGGCCGGACAGCGCCACCGCCCTGGACGACACCTACTGGTGGTTGGCCTCGGGAGATCACCCGTTCAAGGCCGTCGTCCTGGACAGCCTGACCGCGACCCAGAAGATGACCATGCGGTTCATGCTGGGCCACTCGGAGACCGCGGTGCGGGAGATCAGGCAGGGCACCGCCCCGGCCGACCAGCGGACCTGGGGGCAGACGCTCGACATCATGACCGACCTGGCCACGTTCTGGTTCGGGCTGGCCGACGGCAATCGGGAGCACCCGATGCACGTCGTGATGACCGCACAGACCAAGTACATGGAGGACGAGGACTCCGGGACCACCAGGCGAACCCCGGACGTCCAGAAGGGGGCGCTCAGCATCACACTGGCCGCGCCGGACTACATCCTCTACACCGATCTAGAGGAGGACATGGACCACCCCGGCGAGGATGGCAGCGCCAGCTATCGCCACATCGTCCGCTTCGGGGCCAATCCCGAGTATCGGACGAAAGCCCGTCTGCCCTACAACCTGTGGGGCAAGCTCCCCTCGGTCATGGGACGGACCCGAGCACTGACCCTGCCCGCCCTCGGCCGGACCCTGGGCGTCGGCGGGATTCCCCGACAGGCACCACCGGCGGCCAAGCCCGCCCCCACCACGCAGGAGGAGCAGCCCGTATGACCGGCAATAGCTATGTCATGCCCATCGACCTGACCAACTACAAGGATCGGGTCGGTGGTCATGTGGCCGAGGGCCGATACCGGGTCCTGGTCGAGGACGTGGAGCCCGACGAGTCCAAGGCCAAGAACCCGATGATCAACGTCTGGCTCCGGGTCGTCGGCGGACCGCACGACGGCGCGACGATCATCGACCGCCTGGTGCTCACCGACAAGTCGATGTTCCGGGTCGTCGGATTCATGCAGGCGATCGGCCTGCCGACCCCGAAGAAGAAGTTCACCATCGACATCCGCAAGTTCCTGAACCGGCAGCTTCTGGTCGATGTCGAGGACGGCGAACCCTACAACGGCAAGGTCAAGTCCGAGGTCCGGGGCTACATGAAGCTCCCGGCCGACGCCGTGGTCGAGGCGATGACCACCGACGGGGCCGGGCCGGACGACCTGCCCGTCGAGGATGACCTGTCCCCGGAGGACGGGTTGGCGGAGTTCGCCAAGCCGACCGAGGTGGACCCGAATCCGACCTCACTGGGCAAGAGTCCGGCCGCCGATCAGCAGTCCCGCTCGCCACAAGCCGCCCAGAACGGCGGCGGGGTGACCGTGCCCGACGACATCAATCTCGATGAACTGAATTTGTAGACAGGTGTACTGATGTCACTCCGTGAGAACGTACTCACACTGGTGGATGAGTTGTGGACGGAGGCCGAACAGGCCGCCTCCCGCCGGTCCCGGGTGGAGGCCCGGGTCCGCCGGGACGACGCCAATCGCATCCTGGCCACTCTCGGCAAGCCCGAGCGGAACTGGTCTCCCCCACCGGAGGAGCCGACCTCCTGGGAGCTTGCCACCAAGGAGTGACGTGACCGAGCGCGCGCTGACCGATTCGATCGTCAAGGCGATCAAGCGGGCGCACCCTGATGCTTGGGTATTCAAGGTGCATGGACACCCGGGTCAGATGGTCGGAGTTCCCGACCTGCTCGTCTGCCACCGCGGCCACCTCGCCGGGTTGGAGGTCAAGTTGGCCCAACCCGGTGAGAGTGCCGCCCATGCCCGGAACCGGGCCACCCCCATCCAGCTCGCCCAGCTCGGGGCGATCCAGCGGGCCGGTGGGCTCGCCGCGATCGTGCTGTCCGTGCCGGAATCACTGGCCGTATTGGCCTCGATCGAGGACTGATCGTCGTTCCGACTTCCCACGGACCTGACCGGCTCCCTAGCCTTGGGTGAATGAGCGAGCCTGACCGTCACGCACCGTTGACCAGCCTGATCGCCAGTGCCCGCAGACTCACCGCGCAGACCTTGCGACGGAGTGTCGGGTCCTCGGCCAAGTCGTGGCAGGAGGACGCCTGGGAGATGTACGACCTCGTGGGCGAGCAGCGATTTCTCGCCTCGACCCTGGCCGGTCGACTGTCCCAGGCCCGCCTGTTCGTGGGGACCGTCAACGAGGAGGACCCCACCGGGCTACCGGTGCCGGTCGTGGACAACCCGGACGTGACCGACATCCTGTCCGTCGTCGGGAACAGCACCGTGGCCCGGTCCCAAATCCTGTGGCGGATGGGAGTCAACCTCTTTGTGGCCGGCGACGGGTGGCTCGTCGGCATCCCGAGGCCCCTGCTCCCGGACGCCCCGGAGGTGACCTCGATCCAACCTCCTGATCTGAATATCGCCGACCTGGACTGGCGGATGCTGTCCGTCTCCGAGGTGATCGGCGCCCCGGGTGGTCTGGTGACCCTGAAACTTGGCGAGGGGGACGATGAGCGCGTCACCTGTGCGCCCGAGGACCTGTGGCTGATCCGGGTCTGGCGCCCACATCCGCGCCGCTGGTGGGAGGCCGATTCTCCGACGCGCAGCTCGCTGCCGGTGTTGCGGGAGCTGGTCGGGCTCACCATGCACATCAGCGCCCAGGTGGATTCCCGGCTGGCTGGTGCGGGCCTGCTGATAGTTCCCCAGTCGGCCGCGCGTGCCGTTCGTCTGGCATCCGGGGCGACCGAGGACAGCTCCGACGACCCGTTCACCGAAGCCCTGCTTGAGGCGATGCTCAAGCCGATCCAGGACCGGTCGTCGGCCTCGGCCCTGGTCCCGCTGGTCATCACGGTCCCCGACGAGGCGGCGGCCCTGTTCCAGTTCCTGACCTTCGCCAAGCCACTGGACGGCGAAGCGCGGGCCCTGCGGGACGAAGCGATCCGCCGTCTCGCGCTGGGTCAGGACGCGCCGCCCGAGTTGCTGCTGGGGACCGCGGGCATGAACCACTGGGGTGCCTGGCTGGTCCAGGAGGACGTGGTCACCACCCACCTCGAACCGCCGCTGGCGCTGATCTGCGACGCCCTGACGACGCAGTACCTGTGGCCGGTGCTGATCGACCAGGGAATGAGCGAGGAGGTTGCCCACACCTACGTGATCTGGTACGACGTCTCCGATCTGATCGTCCGGCCGAACCGGAGTACCGACGCCATCGCGGTCTACGACCGGGGCGGGATCAGTACGGACGCCCTGCGGGGCGCGACCGGGTTCGACGACTCCGACGCGCCAGCGGCCACCGAGGAGCTACCGGCCGGGGTCCGGCTGGCCCTGGACATGGTGATCAAGGCACCGAGCCTGGCCCAGGACCCCGGGCTACCGGCGCTGGTCGCCCAGGTACAGGCGGTGATGGGAGTGACCGCCCAGGAGCAGGGCGACGCACCGACCCCGGTCGTCCCGACACAGGAGGAGCAGAACGAGGAGCGCGGCGGGGAGCCGGTGCCCACCGGCGCCCCGGGGTCCAGCGAAGACCCGGTCGCGGTCCCCTCGATCGTCACCGGAGGCGCGTACGACGCAGTGGAGCGGGAGTTCTACGACATCACTGGCGCCCGGCGATGAGCGATCGCTGCCCGTGCTGTGGGGCGGCCGACGGCGCGGTGGCCTCCGATGTGCTGCTGGCGGTCTGCGACATCCTCGTAATCAAGGCGTTGGAACGACTAGGCACCTGGATCATCCGGTCCGAGCGCATCCGCCCGCACGAGGCCCGAGTCGCCGGACTGCCACTACACCAGGCGCACACCCGGTGGCCGGTCACCGATCCCATCGTGGACAAGGCGCTACGGGGGGCGTGGGACGTCATCCCGGCGATGCTGACCCTGCACGGGTGCTGCGGGGTGACGGCCGACGCCGTGACCGCGTGCCTGGACGACTACGTGCACGACCTCGCGGTCACCTCGACCCCACATGCGTTGGCCGAGCTGCACTACCGGTTCGAGACCAGGCTTCGACTACCGGTCGCCGTCGTACTGATCGAGGCCGGTCATGGCCGATGACCTGACCTCCCCGGGTGCGGCGACCCGGGCGCGGGCCGCGCTTGAGCTGGAGATGCTGGCTGCCCTGCTCCCCATCTTCGAGGCGTTCTTCGACGGGGTACAGGAGGATGCGCTCGCGGCCCTGGACGCTCCGGTCCTGATCGCGGCGGGGAAACCGCGTCGGAAGCGGGCCAGCCTGGGCGACCCGTTCACCTTCGCCGCCACCGAACGTCGCTGGCAGGCGACGACCGGGGCGGCGTACGACCGATGGTCCGAGAAGTTCCTGCCCCCGGAGGGGGCGCTGTCCGCCGGGGAGATCGCCTACCTCAAAGGGATGCGTCAACGACTGCAGAACAACACCCTGCTCCCGGAGGTCTACTCGACCGCCAGAGAAGTGCTGGCCTACGGCCGCAACGCGAACTGGTCGCGGGATCAGTTTCAACACTCGCTGATTCGGACCATCGGCTTCGCCGCGTCCCAACCGCTCGTGGGAGACCTGGCCCCGCTCGTGAACATCATCGGGAAGGCCAAGGACTGGTACCAGCGGGTCGTGGCGATGGTTCGGACCGAGACGACTGCCATCTACAACGTGCGCAAGCTCGCCTACCACGTCCGCAACGCGGGCAGCTACAAGCGCTGGGTCGCCCACCACGACGACCGCACTCGCGCGACACACCTGCGGGCCGACGGGCAGACGGTCCGGGTGGACCAGGACTTCATTGTCGGCGGATATGCGTTGGGCTACCCCGGCGACCCCCGCGGCCCGGCCAAGGAGACGGCGAACTGCCGGTGCGTGCTGGTCGGCGCCCGGAGCCGCAAGCCACTCGACCACATCAAGACCGCCACCGAGATCGTGAATCAGGCCCGGATCACGGACGTGTCGATCCAGCAGGGCATCGACGCCTTCAAGGACCTGCTGCCCCACCGGCGCCCCAAGCCGATCACGATCGTTGACGCGAATCCGGCCGGTGAGCTGGCCGGGACACTGGCCCAGGCCAGCGTGATGTTCCCGCCGGGACCGCTGGAACTACCGTCCGGCCTACGCCCCGCCGGGTCGATCCGGTCGGGGCCGTTGGGGATGTCCGAGCACGAGCTGCGCCGGGTATCCGACGAGGACCTGGAACACGCGCTGGCCGACGGGCTGGCCCGGGACCCGGACTTCGCCGGGGTGGACCGGGTCATCGCCGAGATGGACCGTCGGCAGGGCATGGAGCAGTTGGCCGAACAACGCCGGGCACTACGCCGGGAAGCCTCCTCGATCAGACGTGCCCAGGCCAAAGAGGCGCAGTGGGTCGAGGTCCAGCGACGCATCGACGCCGGGGAGAACCCCCGGGACGCGGTCGCGTACGTCACCGGGCTGAGTGTGATGCGCCAGGTCCGCTCGGAACTCAAGACGCGACTGGTCGCGGAGGGAATGAACCGGGCCCAGTCGCTCGAACAGATGCTGCGGGCGAAGTTCCGGTCGGAACTCGCCCGGCGGTACGTCTCGGCGGAGTGGGCCACCCGGGGCCAGATGCTCAACTCGGCCGCTCGGGCGGCGGGGATCGACCCGTTCTCGCTGTTCAGCGGCCAGGAGGCCCGGGCTCGGAAGTGGGCCAGCGACGAACTCAAGCGGTGGTGGACCGAGCACGGGCGCATCACCTACGACACCTACTCGGCCCAACTGCTGGACTACACCCGTACCCAGGGCAAGACCCTCGACGACTTCCTGGGCTGAACCGTCCGCCGTACTACGCTCCGAGGATGGTGGCCCAGATGACCCGGTCCGAGGCAGTGGCAACCGAATACGGCAAGGCGGCGGCCGAGGCGATCAAACGCGGGGAACCGCCCACTCCCTGCCCCTGGGACGCCAACGGCGACAGCATCGTGCAGGCTCGGCTGGCCGCGGCCTGGTCCGCCGGATTCCTGGCAGAGCTGACGTGAGCGGCTACCTGATCACCAAGGATTTCCACCTCTCTTATAGTCACCAGCTCACCGGTCTGCCTGACGGCCATCCGTGTGCGCGGCTGCACGGCCACAACGCGGTCATCCGAATCGCCCTGACCGCCCGCGCCCTGGTTGCTCCCGGCTTCGTGCTCGACTACGGGGAGTTGAATCCGCTGGGCGACTGGCTCGACCAGACCTTCGACCACCGGCACCTGAACGACGTCCTGCCGGACCTCAACCCGACGGCGGAGAACCTGGCGCAGTTCGTCTACACCTGGGTCACCTTCAACTACCCGAACTGGCCGGTCACCTCGATCGGCTGGTCGGAGACCCCGAAGACCTGGGCGGTGTACTCGGAATGATGCCCGGCCTGTCCCTCGCCATCGACCACGTCCGGCCGCCGTCATCGGCACCCGTCCACCTCAACGTGTCCGAGACCTTCACGACCCACCAGGGCGAGGGGCGGCACCAGGGGGCGCTGGCTCACTTCATCCGGCTGACCGGCTGCAACCTGACCTGCTCATGGTGCGATGCCGCCTACACCTGGGACTGGAAACACTTCGACCACGCCGCCGAGACTCACCCCCGCACCCCGCACGACCTGGCCGACGAGATCGACGCCCTGACGGCACAGGGAGCCGGTCGGGCACGGATCGTCATCACCGGTGGCGAGCCGCTGCTGCAGTCCAACGGGCTGGCCGCGCTGTTCACCGAGCTGGACGCCTGCGACCTGTTCGCCCACCACCCACTCGACCTGGAGACCAACGGGACCCGGCCACTGGGACCGACCGCCCGGTTCTGGTCGACGATCACCTGCTCCCCGAAGGTCGGCCCGAGCGCCGGACAGATCGTGCCGAAGTGGGGAGGCCCGGCCCTCGATCCCTCGATCAAGGACGACGACCGGACCGAGTTCAAGTTCGTCGTTGCGAGCGAGGCCGACCTCGACGCTGCGGTGGAGTTCGCCGTCCATCACGTTCTCCCGCGCGACCGTTGCTGGCTGATGCCCGAAGGCACGACCCCGGCGGTCATCCTCGATCGCACGCCGTGGGTCACCCGGGCCGCGCTCGGACTGGGTTGGAACTTCACCAGCCGCCTGCACATCCTGGCGTACGGGGATACGAGAGGAACCTGACCCCATGACTGCAACGACCCCGATCGACCCTCGAAAGGTCGCCTACCTGCCACTGGCCGATCTGACTCCCGACCCCCGAAACCCGAAGGGCCACGACCACGAGACCATCGGGGCGTCCATCGGCCGGTTCGGGGTCCTGGACCTGATCGTCCGGGACGAGCGGACGGGCCGGATCGTCTCGGGTCACGGCCGGGCCGAGGTATTCGGCCGGATGCGGGATCGCGGGGAGGCTCCTCCCGAAGGTGTTCTGACCACGCCCGACGGGAAGGACTGGATGGTGCCGGTCGTGGTCGGCTGGGCCTCCCGGACCGACACCGAGGCTGCGGCGGCCCTGATCGCACTCAACCGGACGACCGAGCTGGGTGGCTGGGTGGATGATTCCCTGCTGGGTCTGCTGGAGGAGATCGGCTCGCTGGGTTCCGACGGTTTCGCCGGGGTCGGCTACGACGAGCACGAGCTGGAGGACCTGCGCAAGCTGCTGTCCACCGACGACGACGACGGTCTGGCCGACGAGTGGGACGGGGAGTCCGGCCTGGCTCCACGCGAGGAGACCATCACCATCGAGATCACCGACCCGAACCTGGCGGCGGCCTGGACCATCTACCGGGCCAAGCAGCCGACCGACACGATCGCCCTGGCCACGCTGATGTCGGCGGCCGGGGTCCCGACCGCACCGCCGGACGCGGTGTGAGCACCGGGATTCTGGCGTCGTTCTTCTACTACGGCCGCTACGACTTCTCCCGGCTGCCCCGCCGGGTCGGGCTGATCCTGGACAGTGGTGCCTTCTCGGCCTACACCTCGGGAGCCGAGGTCAGCCTGGACGACTACGGCCGGTGGCTTGCCTCGTTGTCGGCCCCGGACAGTCCGGTGGCCCCGCGCTTCGCCTTCAACCTGGACGTCCTGGCCGACGCCCCCGCGTCGTTGGCGAACTGGCGTCGCCTCAAGAACGACCACGGGCAGATCACCGTCCCGGTCGTGCACTACGGAACGCGCCCGCACGAGCTGGAGCCCTATATAGAGGAGGGGGCCGACCGGATCGCCCTCGGCGGGGTGGCCACCGGCTCGGGTGGTCGGCAGGCCCTGGCCTGGGCCGCCCACGTCCTGCGCTACCTCGGCGAGCACCATCCCGACATTCCGACCCACGGCCTCGGGGTGCACATGCGCGGGCCGCTGGCCCGGCTCCCCTGGTCCACCACCGACTCGTCGAGCTTCACCTCGGCCTGGCGGTATGCCCGGCTCGCGATCTGGATTCCCTCACCGAGTAGCCCCGGCCGGGGTCGGTGGACGACGGTCGACCTGGACGGCCGAGCCATCTACCGGTACGGAGCCACGCTGCGGCGGTACTACGAGACGACCCCGGAGGCGATCGAGCGGTCCACCCCGGACAAGCGCACCGAGCTGGTCAAGGTGGCGACCCGGATCGAGGTTCGGGCGGCGACCGACTGGGACCTGATCCATCCCCGGCCGGTCGATCGCTACAACTCGTCCGGCTCCGACCTACTGGGTGGCGACCAGACGGCCCATGAGATCGACCGCTACCTCGTGGACACCTACGAGGGGCACCTGGAAGCGGCGGCAAGAGAGGTCAGCTGAATGTGTGGAATCTTCGGACGAATCTGTAGGACCCCGGACACCTGGTTGCGACTGCCCCGCGACTTGATCGAGACGGCCCAGACCAG